TCTGGAGAAATCATCACTGGACTTCAAGAGTTTGCTGATACTGAAACAGTACAGATTGACTATCTACTAATGGGTCCTGGTGACGCAGCTAGTAAGCAAAACTCACAGTCAATCGGTGCAGCAGTATTAACTATCACATCTAATAGAAAAGATTGTGTTGGTTTCTTATCTCCATATAGAGGAGACGTTGTTGGAGTTACAAGTTCCACAACACAAACAAATAACGTAGTTGACTTCTACTCACCTATGCAAGCAACATCATTCGGTGTGTTTGATAACGGTTGGAAGTATGTCTACGACAGATTTGCCGACAAGTACAGATACATTCCATGCAACGGAGATGTTGCAGGACTATGTGCTGCTACTACTGCAAACGGATTACCTTGGTTCTCACCAGCAGGTTTAAACCGTGGTGCTATTAAGAATGCAGTTAAACTTGCATACTCACCAACCAAATCCGAAAGAGATACATTGTATCAGAAGAGAATTAACCCAATCACCAGTCTTCCTGGTCAGGGCATACTACTCTTCGGTGACAAAACTGCTCTCGCTTCACCATCTGCATTTGATCGCATCAACGTCCGTCGTCTTTTCAACGTGATAGAGAAGACAATCGGTAATGCTGCGAAGGGGGTACTTTTTGAAATCAATGATGAATTCACACGTAACAACTTCTTGAATGTTGTTGAACCATATCTTAGAGGTGTACAAGCCGAAAGAGGTATAACAGATTTCAAGGTTATATGTGACGAAACCAATAATCCTGGTGCAGTCATTGACGCGAACGAATTTAAAGCAGACTTCTTTATTAAGCCTGCACGTTCAATCAACTTTATCACACTGACCTTCGTTGCCACACGTACTGGTGTAGCATTTGAAGAAGTCGTTCCCCGCAGATAATTAACGGAGCAATTAACAATGGCAACCTCATTAGGTATTTTAGAATTTCAGAAAGCAATTAGGGGCGGTGTTCGTCCCAACCTGTTTTCGGTAGAACATCCATGGCCAACTACTAACACTGATTTGGCCGAACCATCCATTACTGGTGTTGCAGCATCTAAAGGATCTGCTGTTACATACATGTGTAAGTCTGCTGCATTGCCAGCAACTAGCGTAGGAACAGTTGAACTTCCTTTCAGAGGAAGAGTTATCAAAGTTCCTGGCGATAGATCTTACGAAACATGGACAGGTACTTTCTATATGGATGATGCATTTGCATTAAGAAGTGCATACGAAAAATGGATCGAGTTAACCAACGGTGTTGATAAGAACACTGCATCTGCTGATATAGTAGATACATGGGTAGACATCAAAGTTACACAACTAGATAAGTTTGGTGGTGATACTTCTGACAAGTTAAACGAACTAAGAGTATACAGATTGGTACAAGCATGGCCAGTATCTGTATCTCAGATTTCACTTGCTTACGACAACAATGATTCTTACGAAGAATTTGATGTTGAGTTTGCATATCAGTACCACACCTCAGTTGGACCAGGTGGCAACGACACAGTTGACATTTCTGGAAGCTAACTAAATAGTAGGTACAAGTACACAATATTATGGCAGAGTTATTCGGATTCTCGTTTAAGAAGAAGAAGGTTGCGGAGCGTGCCCCGTCTCCAATTCAACCTTCTAGCGAGGACGGAGCTACTAGTTATATTGCAGGAGGTTACTATGGTCAGTATCTTGACCTAGACGGTAACTTCAAGACTGAATATGACATGGTGAAAAAGTATCGTGAGATGGCGATGCATCCAGAAGTGGATTCCGCTATCGAAGATATTTTACATGAAGCTATCGTTGCGGATCAAAACGATAGTCCAGTTGAAATCAACCTTGACAATCTCGATGTGAGTGAGAGTGTCAAAGTAATGATCCGAGATGAATTTAATTACATCAAAAACCTGTACGGTTTTGATAATAAAGCCCATGAAATGTTCCGCAGATGGTACATTGATGGGCGTTTATATTATCATAAAGTAATCAATTTAGATGCACCTGCAGAGGGTATCAAAGAAGTAAGATATATTGACCCATCAAAGATTAAGAAAGTAAGGCAGATAACAAAACCAAAAACTGCAGACGAGTTTATGAAGTATGACTTCGGACAATCCGAGGAATATTTCATATACAATCCAAAAGGATTGAACAACACTTCTGCTAATAGTGGTATCAAGATTGCGAAAGATGCTATCACTTACGTGACAAGTGGTATCATGGACACCAATAGAAATATTGTTTTGTCCTATTTGCATAAAGGAATTAAAGTACTCAATCAACTTAGAATGATCGAGGACAGTCTAGTTATATACAGAATATCACGTGCACCAGAGAGAAGAATATTTTATATTGACGTAGGTAACTTACCAAAAGTTAAGGCAGAACAATACTTACGTGAAGTTATGGGAAGATATCGTAACAAATTAGTATACGATGCTGCCACTGGAGAGATCAGAGACGACAGAAAATACATGTCAATGATGGAAGATTTCTGGTTACCACGTAGAGAAGGTGGTAGAGGAACAGAAATTACTACGTTGCCAGGTGGTCAGAACCTTGGAGAATTGACAGACGTGCAATATTTCCAAACAAAACTTTACAAAGCGTTAAATGTTCCTGCAGGAAGATTAGAAAGTGGCACATCATTTGACCTTGGTAGATCCGCAGAGATTACTAGAGACGAATTAAAATTTACTAAATTTGTAGGTAAACTCCGTAAAAAGTTTAGTGATATATTCCATGACACCCTTAAAACACAATTAATACTTAAGAGTGTTATCGTTCCAGAAGACTGGGATGACATGAAGGAGCATATACAATATGACTATCTTTATGACAATCACTTTACAGAGCTTAAGAATCTAGAAATGATGACTGAAAAATTAAATGTCATTGCTGCTATGGATCCTTATGTTGGTAAGTACTTCTCTACTGATTACATACGTTCTGAGATCTTAGGTCAAACAGAGACACAGATGGAAGAGTTAGATGCACAGATGAAGGATGATATTGATAGTGGAAAGGTTATAGATCCATTAAGTCAAACAGAATTGGATCAAGGAATGATAGATGCTGACATAGAAAACATACCGAAGGATCAAGAGATGAAGGATGTGCAAATTGCACAGCAAAAAGCAGCAGCAAGAAACGGGGAAGCTCCACCAAAAATGAATGGTAAAGAGGATCCTCGTAAGTCTGCAGCACGGACTTCCGCGTCTCAAAACGGGAACGGTAATAAATAAAAGTTAGGAAAGATTAATTATGGCTACACAAGAACGAGAAATCGTAGATCTTCTTTGGGATGGTGGACAGGCAGATGCCTTAGACAAACTCAAAGATATGCTGCAAGTAAAAGCTGCAGCATCAGTTGATGCGAGCAAACTAGACATTGCAAACAAAATGTTTCCGCACGTGCCTGATGAAGGCAATGTGAATTCTAGAGAGACAGGTCTTCCTCCAGAAGGCGAAGCATCTCCAGAAGAAACAGCGGAAGTCATCAATCGCAATGATGAAGTAAAACCAGAGGAAACCGATGAAACTGATCACGGAACAAATTGAACCAGTAGAAATCCTTATCGAAGAATCTAAAGACGGTAAGAAATCAACCTACATTAAAGGTGTCTTTTTGCAAACTGAGATCACCAATCGCAATGGTCGTATGTACAAGTACGATACCATGGAACGTGAGGTAAGAAAGTACAACGAGGAATTTGTCAAACGTGGCAGAGCTCTCGGAGAACTTGGACACCCCGACGGTCCTGCGATTAATCTTGATCGCGTTTCTCATAAGATAATTGAGTTAATCCCAGAAGGTAAAAACTTTATGGGTAAGGCAAAATTATTAGAAACCCCTATGGGTAAGATCGCACAGAACTTACTTGCAGAGGGTGTGCAACTAGGTGTGTCATCTCGTGGACTTGGTTCTATTAAGAAAGAAGGCACCACATCAGTCGTTGCTGACGACTTTACTCTATCCACTGCTGCTGATATAGTAGCAGATCCTTCTGCACCTGATGCATTCGTTGAAGGTATCTACGAAGGAAAAGAATGGTGTTTAGTTGATGGTAAGATCAAAGAGGCACAATTGGAGGCAGTCAAGGAAGCTCTTGACAATGCACCTTCAAGTCAAGAAATAGCAGAGAGAAAGATTGCCGCGTTCAATTCTCTGTTAAGAAGTTTATGATTTATAAATAATATTATTAAATCTTAACGCAGTCTAATTTATCCGTAAGGAGTACGTAAATGTCAAGTATTGATGAAAAATTCAAAAAGGTGATCGCAGAATCAGCGGCTCCTGCAGAAGAAGTAAAGGAAGATGCTGCCACTGGCGATACCGCCATCAAGAAAGGTGCAGTTCCTCCACAACCATCTCCACTGTCTAACAGTGCAACAGAAGTAGGTGGTTCAACTAAAGAGAAGCCTGAAGGTCCTGAGAACGTCGGTGCTAAGGCTGCAGCTCCTGTATCTACAACAGGAGATTCTACAATCAAGACTAAACCATCTGGTGCGTCATCAGCAATGCCTGGTGCATTAAGTGGCAAGATCTTCGATGATGTAGAAACAGAAGGTGAAGCACTCACCGAAGA